CATTGTTAAACCAGTATTAGTTCTTCTCATAAAAGCTTTACAAGTAACCTGTTTATTTGCAACAGCATAAAACTCAGCAATTTGTAGATATAAAGGATGTTTTGTAGTATTTACAGTAAGTTGTCCTCTTGAAGCTGTGCCACCAAAAATTATAGCTGGACGAAAAGCCCAAGCAATACCAGCAGTTCCGTGTCTTACCGATGTTTCAGCTTTTATAGTTCCATGATCAAAAAATATTCTATGATCTCCAGAAGTGCCATTATAATTTTCAAAACTAGTCGTAGAACCACTAAATCCTCTAGAAGTTGACGTCCATTCGTGAGCTTCTTGTTGAACAAAACTAATTGTTGAATTATAAATTTTAGCTGGCATTGTATTAGATCCTAAATGACTTTCAATGTTTTTTGCAATTAAGTTTTTAACTTGAATTTGTGTAACTGAAGCTCGTCGATATTGGTTCTGTAAAA